CAAGGCGCATGCCGCCTCGAACTGGATCAGCGACCTTGATGACGTCCCCCGGACGCATCACGGCACCCTCCAGGCCCGTGCGGAAGGTGACGATCTCGGATTCCGACTGCTCGGAATACAAGAGCCATTTACCCACGCGGTGAGCTTGACCCCTTGAGGTGCATCCCAGCGCCACCACTTCGCTTTGCACGATGCCGTAGCGGGCGATACCGGCGGCGTCCTCGACGTACTCCACCTTCTGGCGGTAGAAGTCTTCGGGGTCGTTCCAGGTGACCAAGGCCACGGTATGCCGCGCCTTCGCCGAAGACCCCTGGTAGGCAAATTCGCCATCCACGACATTGCTGGGGGCGAACTGGTAGACCGGATCGGCAGGCGCATCCTGCGTGACCGTGATCGCACCACCGGACCAGTACACCATGCCCCGAAAGATCGAGGCCATGTCCTGCACTACCTTGTAGGCCTGCTCCCGCGTCTGAAGGTACAGGTTGCAGGTAAAGCGCGGCTCAAAGCTGCCCAGCCCGTTGGGAACCAACTGGTCGCAGTATTGAGCCACCCGGTAGAGCGCCCACTTGTCGACTTGGGCTTCAGGGATGTAGCCACCCAAGCCATAGCGGGTGCTGGTCACCAGGTCGTAAAAGCACCAGGCAGGGTTATCGGTCCAGGCAATCTTGAAAGTGCCATTCCACACACCGCTGTAAGCGCGCGTGGCTGGGTCGTAGTTCACAGGAACACGAACCCGCAGCAACTTCATGTCGTAGCTGCGCCGCGGGATGTTCGAGAACTGGGATGCATCGACCCGAAGCGCCACCAGGGCACTGTTGGGGTAGCGCAGCTTACTCTCGATGACCTCGGTGTAGGACTCCACAAAGGTCTTGTTCTGAATCGCACTTGAGGTCGAATCCGCCGTGATCCGGCGCACACGGATATCCCAAGGGCCACTGCCCGTGAGAGGCACGTAGTAGCTGCGCTGGTACTTGGTCGTGGTCTTACCGGAGATCGTGTCGTTGATCATCTCCACGAACCCACCGCCGTTCACTTGGCGATCGATCGCAAAGTTCACCATGCTGCCATTGAGATCGCCATTGGTCGTGTCCTGGTTGGTCAACTGCGGCACGCTCACCTTGACCCGAACGGCATCCACATCCGGGTCGGTGATGGAGCGCACCACCGGCTGGCTTGCCTTGGCCTCTACACCGACGACCACCTCGTTCTCAACGGACGAGAACCCCGGCACATAGCTTTGCTGCTGGCTGCCGCTGCGGGTCTCTAGGGTGACGCCTGAGAAGTTGGTCGAGCCATCAGGGTTCTGAATGGGCGTGTCGTCCAGGTAGACCGATTGCAGGCCGTCGACCAGCCCCTCGATCTCGCCCTCAGAGATGAGGTCAACCACGCGCGCATAGGCTTTGGAACGCAGGCTGTCGGGGGCCTCTTGCGCCACACGGGCGCTACCTCCACCGCCTTTGCCGCCACCGCCCGCGCCAATGATGAGTTGGCTCATGCGGCGATCTCATCCACGTCAATGCCGGCGCTGATCACGGCCGATCCCACAATCAAACGGCCGTAGCCCACCGGCACGGGATGGCCCTGGGCGGTGGTGTTGACTGCGCCATTGAAGCTGTAGCTGGGCTTGTTTTCTGGGCGCTCTGAGGGCTCGGTGGCTTTTGGGGTGGGCGCAATCATCTGCGCCACGCCACCCAGAATCATGGCGGTGCCCACCGAATAGAGCGTCGCCTGAGACAAAAACGCACCCGACGCTGCCCAACCCAACGGGTTCCACCAGGCGACGGCCAACAGGGCTGCACCCAGCAAGATCTGACCAAGGCCATTGCCACCCGCACCAGAGACCACCGGGGCAATCGTGATGCGGCTCTGTCCTGTCGGCTCATGCAGACGATCCAGCGTCAATGCTTCACGACCAGCCAGCACGCGGTACCCCACGCCGCGCTCGCCTGAGGCCACCAATTCCCGCTCGAAGGCGGGGAAATTGGCCGCAAGCGCCCGAATGGCCTCGGCAGCCGATGAGATGGCCAGGCTATGCCTGCGGCCAAAGCGGCGCCCAAGTTCACCGAGAAGAATGATCGTGACCATGCCTGAGGATGTGTGTTGTGACTTTTTGCCAGTAGCCGCCGTAGACATCACGGCTGGAAAGACGCCCCTGCAAGTGATGAAGGATCAGCCCGTCTCCGAGATAGACCGCTGCGTGATTCGGAACGGGCGACGCCACCTGCATCAGAAAGCAGTCCCCAACCTGTAGTTCGTCCGCACCCACCGCAAAGAAACCAGCCTGGGCAAAGTTTTCCAGGTAGAGGTTTTCCCCGCGCTTCCACCAGTCGTCAAAGCGCGCGAAGTTGGGCAATTCCACCCCGCGCTCTGCTCGGAACCAGTCGCGCACCAGGGCGTAGCAGTCGAGCACGCCGTGAGACCATTCGCGGCCTACCAAAGGAGCGACGTAGCCCGAGGGCTCGATACTTGCCCAGGTGGCGCTCGGCACACTCACGATGTGCCAAGGCAAGCCACTGGCCTCACACGCCACCCGGTCAGCCTGACTCGGCTCGGGCGGGAGCCCCGGGTGGCTGTGCACCACGGCCACGATCTGGCCCTGCTCATCGGCTTTGGCGTAGTCCTCGGGGTGAATCACGAACTGGTCGGTCCCTAAGCCGATGTTTCGGCATGGCCAATACACCTCCCGACCTTTTCGGATCACAAGCAGTCCGCACGACTCGCGGGGGAAGGCTTGCCGGGCGTGATCGAGCGCCAGGGCTTGGTTCTCAGGCAGCATCAACGATTCAGCCCAGCTGCCGGAAAGCCACCAAAAGGCAATTCAGCGTTCTGCCCAAATCGGGCCTTGCACGATGACAGGCGCTTGCCGCAGACATCCAGGCTGCTGGAACCTACCACCTGGTCATTGGCATCGAGGTAGGCCGTGCCTGTGTAACCGCACTCGGCCCCCCGGTAGCGCCAGGGGCACACGTTTTGAACGATCTGCCTGCGAGGGAGTGTGACCCCCTCCAAATCAAACGATGCGGCCAACTCAAACTCGACCACATCCCGCGTCTCTCTGGACTTGCGGTCGACGTAGTAAACGTCATCCGCAAATTCGGCCGAGGGGTCAGCCGTCGGATTGACGCCGCCTTCAAAGTTCACCGCGTCGAGGTATTTCGCAAGCGTCCTTTTGCGCGTGATCTTGGCACCCACCAGGTCCTGGTAGGTGAGCACCAGCGCCGTGATGGCGCCTGTGACATTGGCTACCCGCAGGCGTGGCCGAGGCACCTGGCCGTTCCCATTGAACTCGAATCCTTCAACCTCGATAGGAAACGCCTCATAGGCGTTTCCCTGCCAGACGACCCGCTGCTGCAAGGCATTGGTTCCGGCGTGAAAGCGCACTGGCCCTTGGCCGAACAGTGCCAGATCCAGTACAAAGAGCTCGATCACGCTGCTGGGCGAGAGCTTCTGGATTTCAGAGGTAATCGCGGCTGCGGTCATGACAGATCAAACACCTGCTTGAAGGTGGCTCGCACTGTTTCGACGTTGGGCTCATCCACGGATCGACTCCATTCCTCGCATACGAACTTGGCAGCAGTTCCACCAGGCGGTGTCCAGTCAAAGGCCTGAACGGCACCCCGTGCACGCAAGAACGTATCGATTGCGGCAGCCTCGGTGCTGGTTCGCCCCCGAAACTCCAAGGCCCAGACCTGGGGCTGGGTGTTGATGCCAAAGGCCAGGCGTTGCTCATAGCCGTCACCAAAGGCCACACGGCGCACGGTGGGCCGCATCGACAAGTTGGCTCCAACCGAAGGAGTCCAGGTGAAGGTCGCCACTTACACCGTCCTCCGGACATCGAGCAGACCACCGGCGCGCTTTTGAGCAAGCAACTCCTGGCGTACTGCACTGGCTATCGCCCGACCAAGATCACGTCCGCCCGGATCATCCCCGCGGCTGGACGCGCCCGCATCGGAGACGCTGACTGAAATGTTGAATACGTCGCCACCGGAGGCACCGCCGCTCATCGTGACCGGAATGGATCGGCCGTCGGGCAGCGGCACATAGGCCTCTGGTCTGCTGCCCTCGCCAAAGAGAGCCAGTTGTGGGGAGTTGGCAATGCCTCCGGAGGAATAGGTGCGCAGCGCCATGGGGCCGGCTGAGGTCATTACGCCCCCATCGGCAAACCCAAAGAAGCTGCTCATGGCCCGAGCCAGGGGCAGCGTGATCGCACGCTGAATCTGGATGCGAATCAGGTCCGAAATAATGGAGTTGGCCAGAGACCGGAAATCGAGCTTGCCAGTCATTACAAAGTTCACCAGCGCATCCGTCATCCCGTTGAAGGCACGCACCGTGGCCGACTCCATCTGCTTGCCAATCTGTTCGGCCTCTTCAGCCACCAGACGCAGCCCCTTGGCAAAACCAGCCTCAGGGTCCGCCAGTTCCTTGACGCGCTGATTGAGTAAGGTGGCTCCGTCAGCAGCCTGCCGGGCGGATTCCTCGATCTTTTTCAGCGCATCGGCCAGCTTTTCATTGCCTGGGGCGGCCTCTGCCATCTCACGGGCCTGAACTGCCAGCGTGGCCAGTTGGGTAGCGCTGTCTCGGCGGGCTTCCCCCAGGCGCCGCAGGGACTCCAACTCGCTGATCGCTCCCGTCTCGCGCAGTGTCTTGATCTGCTCTTCGATCGCTCGAAGTTCACCGGCGCCTCTGGCCGCCTGCTCGGTCAAATCCTTCATCGTCTCGCCAGGCAGCCGAATCTGGCGCTCCAGATTGGACTGCTGGGCCTCGCGCTCCAGCCTCTGGCGTTTCAGGACAATTTCTGCCAGGCGATCTTGAAGCTTGAGTTTGTCCTGGGCGGTCTGCGCAACGGATTCGAGCCCACGGCGCAGGATGACTTCTTCCTCATCCGTCAGTGCCCGTAGCTTTTCGGTGAAGTCTTGCTGAGCAGCCAAGCGGGCTTCGGTCGCCTCCTTAAAGCTTACGTAGCCCTGGCTCTCATAGAGATCAATGATTCGCTGGCGGTCTTTGAGGATGGCGCTTTCCACATCCACTTGGGCCTGCAGGCGCTTGATTTCACCATCGATGCCTGCCATGGCATTTGCAGTGACTGCACCAGTGGCCGTGCTGTAGTTCAGACGCTTTCTGGGCGTGGACGCTTGCGTGACGGCATTGGAGGCCTCGGTTCCCTTGCGGATGTCCTCGAACCTTCGCGTAACCGCATCGGCCAGAAGCGGCATATCCCAAAGGTCAACATAGTTCTGGTTGGCCTGAGCGACGATGGTGTTGCGCTTTTCGAGGGCGGCTTGCAGGCGTGAGCGGTTTTCCTCAGAGAATGGGTTCAAGCCCTTGCCACCCGCCAAGAACGTGCCGGCAAGTTCAATGTCGGCCCAGACAGCAGAAAAACTGCCG